ATTGATCAGAAAGATCTCCCCAGCCTCCTTCACCACTCCAATTTTGTGCACCCCAACCTGTTTTTAAAGTTGTATCTGCATTCCAATTAGCTTGGCCCCAGGTAAACCTGCCCCATCCTGAAGTCGTCGACATGGTCGACCTCCTATGCTAGTCTGATTATTGCGGCTGTAGCGTCGTTTGTAGGAAACTCTATTTTAAAAGTTCCATTACTTGCTGTTTTATCTCCACCAAAAGCTATGATTGCAACGGCATCAGTTGTTCCTGACCCACCAGCTGTTGTAGTATTATATATCATTGCACCGTTTGCTGTAAAAGATGCTGACGTGTATGTTACGTCACCAAAATCTGTAAATGCAGTTGTGCTTGTTAAACCAACTCCCGATCTTGTAAGAGTTGCGCCTCCTGCAGTGTATGCAGTTCCTGATGTGTTTGTAATTTCTTCTGATGTTGAATAGTCTGTTGTAGAAGCTCCTAAAGAAGCATCGCTATCAAATAAAGCTAATTTAAAAGTATGTCCACCTGATGAACTAAAATTGTGTTTACCTTGTAAAAGATCTTGTTTAAAACTTGAACATATTGCCGATGTTATTGCCATAATTTATCTCCTACGGGTTTGCTGAGTTAATCTGTAAACGAACAGCGCCATCAGTATAGTCATCTCTTCGTCTTCGACCGACTTGCTCTTGAGCAAACTTCTGTACCTCATTTTTATATTTATTTTCGTAAAGTGTCAACATATCTATTGGACCTTTTAAAAAGCCATATGCTTCTGATAAACAACAATATAGTAAGCCATTTGAAAAATTCATACTAATATAATTAGTGCCATTTCCTTCTAAAAGATCCGGCATTTTGTTAAAATGAACTCTAAATCTATATGTAGTATTTGGCGTAGGTGATACAAATATTCTACCTGATGTAGTATCAGATTCTCCTGTTGCACCACCAAATGCAGCATAATATTTAGGTTGACCTTGTGCAGCTGATGTGCCTGTTATATCTTGATATTCTTGAAGATAGGTTACATCTTTTTTTTCTAACCATCTATTAGCTCCTGTAATTTCAGATCCTGCAGTATCATATACTTGTATACCTCTAATAAACAAACATCCTGCTGGTGCGTTGATAGATTCTTGTCCAGCAACAAAATTACCTAATTGTTGTTTTCTATCTGCATCAATTGGTACATCTCTAAAAATTCTGTATTGTGCGTTTAAAATAATGTTTTCTAAAACAGCGTCTGTTAAAACATTGGAGTCTGTTTCAGTATAACTTCTTATTTGTGTTTTTAATCCTGATGCACTTAATCCAGCCATTATTTAGACTCCTTTTTATGTTTTTTATTTATTTTATCTGTTTTATGATTTTTAACTTCTTCATATAAAGCAAGATGTGGATCTTGTTTTTCTGGTACAAAAAAGTTTTTTATCCAATTCCAAATTTTTTTTATCATGCCTCTATAGTTACGGGTCCAACGGAACAACCGTATCCTCCTCCTTTTACATTACCACTTGTAGCAGTATTTGTGTCAACTGTAAAAAAGAAAAAATTAGTAGTTATGTAATCACTTGATGCATCTCTTGAACCATCTTTATATCTACCAGTTCTTATTGTGTATCCTGCAGCTTTTGCAATATTAGATCCAGATATACCGTCAAAATTTTGTGGATTAGAATATGCAAATACTGGATTTGAAGCAGTCCCTGTTCCTGGAGAAGTTGTAGGAGCACCTCTAAATCTGTATGTTGTATTATCTGTTAATCCGTGTCCAGGTGAAAAAACATTTATAATTCCAGAACCTGCTTCATATGTTTCAAAACCATTTTCTGGTATTCTAACAGTAGTAGCTGGTTCTGTTCTATCAGTTCTAACATGTCTTAAAGCTATTGCGTCTGCGCCATGTGGTTTTGGTTCCAATTGTGGTTGCTTTGGTTCAAATTCAGATACATGAACAAGTGATCCATTCCATTCTCTTACCATTTCTTTGTACGGAAACTCCATACCTGATCTATCTGATATTGCTTTTGAACGTTTACCTGATGCGTAATTTGCCATTATACTCCTGGATAATAAACTTTTGGTGTTATGTAAGTGCTAGAAGCAGAACCATCTTCTGCTAAAGCTCTTCCTAATTCATCTTCATACAATAATTTCATTTGTTGAACTAGTTGTGGTTGATATTTTTGAGATAAATAATATGCAAGTCCTGATACCATGCAAGGCACAAATCTAAATGGTACATCAGTTGCATTTGTATAATCACCAATGTCTTGTATTCTTTTGATGTAATAAATATGCATATCTTTTGATCCATTAGTTGAATCGGGTGTTGGATAAATACTAATGCTTACATGATCAATAAATCTTTGAACCCAATATTGATTTGGTGTTCCTTTAGAAAGTTTATTAGAAAAAGCTGCATAAGTTGATCTATCAACTTTAGTCATTGGTGAATCAGATTGAGTTGTTTGAGTTCTATTAGATCTTAATTGTGCTTCAAGGACATCGGACATTCCATATATATTTGCAGGTGTTGACACAGCACTTGTGCCATCATCACTAGATCTAAAAAATTTATATTCTGCTTGTCCTTCAATAAGATCAATATTAGTTTCAGCTATTTCCCAATAGTGAATACCTCGGTTACCCCATTCTTGAAATAAAATATTAAGGGATCGTCTAGCTGATTTTAATTGATAACCAGCTACTGAATTTAATCCAATACGTTCAAAAGCATCTTCTATTATTTCATCAATAGAAAATGTTCTATCAAACGTTGTTGTTCCCGAAGTAGTATTAGCCATTTAAACTCCTACGATTCGTAAACTTTAATCCATTCACAAACAATTGTTCCGGTATCTCCTGATGAGCAAGCCGGTAAAACGACATTTACATCACCAGTAAATCCACTGGCTTCTGTGTTTTTTAAACCACCAAAGTAGCTATAATCAAATTCCATTTCACCTGCTAAAGTTTGAAATACAACATCTGTTGTTGCATCCCATTGCATTCTGATTGCATCAGCTGGTGCTGTTACAGAAACGTTAAAACTGACTTTGTTAAGTCTTACAGTTTTGCAAGTTTTACCGTTGTTTGAATTTAATCCAGAAACATCAACTATTTTAGTTGTGCTTCCCTCTCCGTCACCCGAAACTACATTGTAGTGAGTGATAAGTTTTTTTGCTCCGTCAAATACAGTTGTATTTAATACTGTGTCTGCTGCCATGTTTTGTCCTCCTTTTAAAGGACGCCTGCATTACCAGGCGCCCCGAGTTAATTATTTATTAGCTTACTCTTTGTTGGATAACTTTTATGTAGTCAACCATCAAATTAGTAGTTGTAGTACCTTTTGTATTTGTACCCATAGCTATAGCTAAACCAATGTCATCAGGAACAGTTGTAGCTGAAACATCTTTTTGAGCTAAACCATTATAGTAAACTCTGTATACTCCAGTTGTACCTACTCCTTCTTGTCCTGGTGGAATGTATCTCCAACCAAGTCTGACTGTGTTGCTTGGAATTTGAGCAGCAGTTGCAGATTGTGTTGCAACAGTAGAGTCAGAGAAAGTCAAATTGCTTCCGCCTGCTCCATCTAAAATTGTGTGGGATACACCTGCTCCATTTTTTCTAGCAACAAATTGGATAGTAGTAGTGTCTTCTAAGTGAGAAAAACCAATACAGTCATCTGGTAAAGATGCTGGATCAGAAAATCCTGTGTTAGCTAAACCTACCCAAGTGTTAGCTTCAGATACATCAATACTTGCAAAGTTAGTTTCGAATGCAAGATGCTTGTTCTGTTGGTAGTTCCAAACATTGTAGCCTTCAACTAAGTTAACGTCATTAGCACTAGGTGAACCATCGTCTCCTAATACTAAAAACCCATTAGCATAGTTAGCAGCTTGTGTAGAACCGCCAGCTGTTTCTGTTATATTCCAATCACTTGCATTGTATGTAACGAAATCGTTTTGATAAGCAAATTCATTATCATTACCAGTAATGATTGGTTGTTTTGCGTTAGAGAACAAAGACGATGCCTGCATTTTTCCAGGAACGTTTGTTACTCCATCTTTAAAGTCTT